ACTGCTTTACCTTTATTAAATGGTGGTACAGGTGCAACGACTGCCGATGCTGCATTGACTAATTTAGGAGTTACAACAGTTGGTAAGGCATTGTTAGTAGCTGATAATAGTGTTAGTGATAAATTTATAAAAGTTAATGCAAATAAAACAATAACACTTTTAAATGCAGCTGATACCAGAACTGCTCTTGGCGCAACCGTGAGAGGTGCTAATACATTTTTATTAGCTGATTTAGGGGCTATATCCTTTTTACGATATAATGCAGATAACACAGTTAGCCAAAGGGCAGCCGATGGAATGCGTAGTGATTTGGGAGGTACAACTATTGGACAAAGTATGTTTACATTAACCAATCCTTCTGCTATAACATTTCCAAGATTTAACGTAGACAACACTGTAAGTGCTTTAAGTGCATCGGATTTTAGAACGGCTATTGGAGCAGGCACAGGTAATGGAAATGGAACGGTAACAAGCGTTACAGGCTCATTACCTATTTCATCAAGCGGAGGTACTACTCCTAATATCACAATAGCTAACGCTGGAGTATCTACAACAGGTGTAGTAACTGCATCTACTCAAACATTTGGAGGTGCTAAAACATTTGCAGGAGATATTAATGGTAGTTCAGCTTTAAATGTTACAGGATTTAGTACATTAACGGGCGGTGCAAGTATAGGTACAATGACAACAACTTCATCCTTAACTCATATAATTGGTGTAAATAGTAGTAATGCGATAGGTGAAATAGCTTTAGGTAGTGGTTTAAATTTATCAAGCGGAACATTAAACTTAGGAGGTTTTGTGTTAGCTACATTAGATTTTCCAAATACAAGCGCGCAAAGCTCAAGCGATATAACAGTTGCATATACAGGAGCGGCTGTTTCTCATCCAGTAATGTTAGCTATTCCAGATGGTTCAGCGCCTGCAAATACTAATTATACTGCATGGGTTTCAAGTGCTAATACAGTTAAAATAAGATTTAATAATTATAGTAGTGGTTCTATAAATCCTGCTTCTGGTCAATTTACAGTATTTGTTTTAAATTTATAAAAACAAGCAAACTAAAAAAAACATAAACATGAAACAACTCCTTTCCCTCTTCCTCTTCCTTTTGCCTTGCCTTGCATGGGCACAGTACCCGAGCAACGGCAATCAAAAGATAACGCTGGGTGAACAGACGACTGCCGATGGGCTTATTTTTCGGGGCGTACTTGGTGATACTGCTTTAATTACACCATTAAGCGATACAAGCGCGTATATTATTCTTGATACGGTAAATCATAGATTTTACAATTACAACCGTGCTACAAATGTTTGGAGCGTGGCAGGAGGCGGTACTGCGGTTACAAGCATAACTGGTGGCACAGGCTTAACAGGTGGAACGATTACAACATCGGGAACACTTGCTGCTGATACCAATTTTCTTGTAACAAGATTCGACACGGCTTCGATGCTTACAAATTATTATCGTAGTGGCAGAGCTTTAGGCACTCCTTCAAGCGGTGTTTTAACAAGTGCAACGGGATTGCCATTGACAACGGGAGTAACGGGCACTTTGCCTGTGGCAAATGGGGGAACGGGAGCAACTACTTTTACATCTGGTAGAATATTATTTGGAAATAGCACAACTAATATAAATAGTTCCTCAAATTTATTTTGGGATAATACTAATAATCGTATGGGCATAGGTACATCTTCTCCAGGAGCAACTTTAACAATAATAGGTAATGCAAGGTTTCAAGGCTATGACGCAGATTACTACAATGCAAATTTTATGGCATTAGGAGATGCTACTCGTAGACCTAAAATTACCCTTGCATCAAATGGAGGGTATAGGTGGAGTGCATATGTAAAAGACCCAACTGGCGATGGAGAATATGTAGTTAGATATGAAGAGGGTAGTTTAGATGCATTAGTTATTGATAGAAATGGTATAACAAAAATTGATAATTTAAGTGGTTCGGGAAGTAGGGGAGTAAATGCAGCCTCAGATGGCACATTAAGTGCAGCATCATCTATTTTAATTAAAGAAAATGTTGAAAATATAAATTATGGTTTATCAGATGTTTTAAAATTAAAGCCTGTTATTTTTAATTATATTGACAGAAATAAATGGGGTGAAGGTAAGGATTTGGGTTTTGTGGCGGAAGATGTTATGAATGTTATTCCAGAAGCAACAGGAGTAATGAATAATTCAGATATATATTTTGATTTACAAAAATTAATTCCAGTGCTGACCAAAGCCATCCAGGAACAACAAGCCCTCATCAAAGCCCTTGAACAAAGAATTATTAACCTTGAAAATAAATAAAATGAGATACCTATTTTTATTCCTTCCCTTGTTTTCCTTTGCGCAAGATGTCGTAAAGGATACTGTTTACATTCAAAAGCAAGGAAACATTTATTACATCATTCAGCAAACTACTTTGTCGGATAGCACAGTCACAGGCTCAAAGCAAATATTGGGCGATAGCGCAACTGCCATTCAAAGCCTTGTTACCGATGCTGAAAGGCAAAGTAACACGATTGCTATTCATGCCAAGCCTATTATAACTAAGGGCAAAGCTGTACAAAGGATTAATTATTACAATGATTTGCACGTTCAAATTAGCGGAAAGCCTGTCTATTTTACAACGGCTCAACGGGACACGGCAAAGTTTCTTGGAGACTGGAAGTTAAACTTTAACGGTGAAATTATTGATGGTGTTATTGAGTTAAACAACAACAAGCGTTTAATCTTCAACCCAGACAATGGCAAGGTTTACACCATTTCAACCAATCTACTTTTATCTACATTTACCAATCAAGTTTCCTTTGCCTTTAACGGTGTTAAATACGACTTGTACAAATACGCTGATGGCAAATTTGCAACGGTGGATGGTGATGTGAGGTTAATAAAACTTGAATAATGAAAGCAACTTTAATCAACCTTTTGCACCTTGGATGGGAAAAGATAACGTACGCCATATGTTGCGGATGGATATTTTCCTTCTTCATTCCTATTAAGGGATTTTTGACATTTAGTGTATTTGTGGTTTTTGCTGACATGGCTACAGGAATCATTGCAGCAAAGAAAGAGGGGGAAAAGATAAATAGCCGTGGGCTTTATCGTACCATAGAAAAAATAGTAGTGTATTTTTGTGCCATCCTTATTTTCGAAGGTGCAAGAAATACTTTTAGCCTTCCGTTTAACATTACGTACATGGCAGCGTTTTTAATTGCAACCGTGGAATTGTATTCCATTTCAGAAAATATAAAACGTATAACAGGTGTAAATCTGGGCGTTTTAATCACACGTTTTTTTAATCGTTAAAATAAATAATAAAATGGTAGAAACAAGTTTAAAAGGAGCCTTAAAAGACTCCGATACAATCAAATCTCCCATTGGTGAGATTGCCTGTTATTCTCTTAACTTTGCCGAACTTGCTGGTGAGGTAAATGTATTTATGGAAGGCAATAAGGTCAAATTTACATGGCGCGAGTACATTAAACTGGCTCAAATCATTTGGGATAAGATAAAAGAAACAAGCCGCGAATGTGCTGGGAAAGAGATTTCGGTTAGTTTACCGCCCAAATTTTCTTTGATATCCGCAGCATTTTCGCTTATCGGGTTTAAATTATAGGCGCAGAGAAGTCGCTACCTTAGTGCCAAGGGGAGTTGATTAATTTCTTCTCCCCTTAAAAATATAAAATATGAAAGCAAATGAATTTTTAATATGCCTTGATGCCGGGCATGGTGGCATGAGAAACGGAACGGGCCCAGAGAAATATGTTACCTATCCTTCAAAGTGCTACCAACATCGCACAGGCAAGTTTCATTCCTATGGATGGTTTTTTGAAGGAGTGTTTAATCGCTCTTTAGCTAACTATTTAGAGCAGTACCTCCTTGACTATGGCTTTTCAGTTAAAAAGATATACGAGCCTATCAATGACACAACATTGAATAAACGCTGCCAACTTGCCAACTCCTACGCATCTGTAGCTAAACACTCTGTACTTGTTTCTATTCATGGCAATGCAGCCGCAGCAACAACTGCCAGAGGATGGGAGATATTTACATCACCAGGAGAAACGAAAGCCGATCTGCTTGCGACTTGTATCGGGGAGCAGGTAAAGAGTAGTACACCAGGCTGGGTGCATAGAGCTGATTATTTAGATGGAGATTTGGATAGGGAGGCAAGGTTTACTATGCTTACCGGTGTATCAATGCCTGCGGTGTTGTCGGAGAATGGATTCTTTACCAATTATTCTGATGCTGGTTTAATGATTGATTTGTCTTGGCAGCAGAGTATTGCTAAAGCGCACGCAAAGGGCA